CTTATCTTTGGTAACTATTTTTATTCTACTATTGTTGGGTACTTGGTGTAATTCCATTTTATTTATTTAAAGTTTCTTTCAATAATGGTTTTAGCATTGCATGCAACTTATCAAATCCTATCTCTACCATAGCATCTGATATGTCTTTACATAAAGTTGGTACAAATCCATAAATATTATATGTATCTACATATCTTTTTACAGCTGCTATACCTGCATCATCATTATCAAACAATGTAATAACTTTCTTATACTTTTTCTCAAGATGCTTCATGATATGAGGTTTAATCATAGTGTTCTCTGAATCAGGAGCTATAACTTCTATGTTATAACCCATGCTTCTAAGACACATTGCATCTTTTAAAGATGAACATATAACTAAATAAGGTTGGTTAAACTTAAGTTGATCAAAGCCCTGCAGATATTGCTTTGCTTTAAAAAACTTATGCTTTTTACTATGAGGCTGATATACTTTGTATACTTCACCATTCTTATCAAAATAACCATAGCAAAATTTGCTACCTATTTTTAGTTTCTTAACTTCATTTGATTCCTGCTTAACTAAGTTGTAATAATCAATTGGCTTTACATTATAAGTATCTAATAAAGATTTACCTATTCTATATGACAACCAATAATTACTATCATCTACAGTCCAATCTCTAAGCTTTATAAAGTCTATTTCCCATCTTGTTTGTGGTATAAACTTTTCTTCTTTATAATCAGATGTTTTTATGAACTTGTTGTAGTCAGATACTATTGTTCTCATAGCTTCTGAGAAATTGATACCAAGTATTAACTTAACTAAGTCAACCTTGTTACCACTCTTACCAGTAGAAAAATCCTTAAACTTATATTGCATAACAGTCTTATCAACATATATACAAAAGCTTGGAGTTCTCTCATTAGGATTAAAAATAGATTTAATTTTTAAGTCCTGACCTGTTAGTCTTTCTGGTAAGTCTAAATAGTATTGGAATACCCATGTGCTTGGTACATCTGATCCTTCAATTACAAAGTTCTTAGTGCTAAACATATTCCAAAAATAAGAAAAAGAAATGGGCCCAGCATTATACTGAGCCCAATCTTTTGGTTTATATTAAAGGTCAAAGTCATCACCTGTTGTAGACACAGGCTCAAAACTTGTTGTTGTAGCTGACTCTTTCTTTACCATTGGACGGAAATGATTAACATCATTCTTATCAAATGTTAATAGATTAGAATTCTCAGCATCTAATGCCTCTAATGGTGAACCATTTCTTGATCTCTTAGGTAAAAACAAGTCATTATTTACATAACCTTCTTTGTTTTCCCACTCACGTGCACCTAAGCATGCATTGATATACCCAGTATTAGCACATACTGTAACAGCTTTAGCCATGAAATCCTCAATGGTGTTAGCTTCAATTGCATCTAGCTCATTTCTCTTACCAACTACTTCAGATAAAAATACCATAGCCTTTAACACTTCTGTGTCACGGCTAATTTCATTACCATTTGATAATGTAGCATCTTTAAATGGATACGGTGAGAATCTTACTCTACCTACTTGACCTTCAAAACGTGGACCATTAGGATTATTCATGTCTTTCAAGAAGCCATTGAATTCTCCTGTTACTGGTTCACCTTCTATGTGTAGTGTAATATTAAATGCATCTGCATCATAAGGTGTTTGATCAAATGTTATAGAGTTGATCTTTACTTTGTGGTTACCTGTTCCAATTACTGGTTTAGTTCCGCCTGATCCGGCAGACATGTCTTTAGTACTTAACATAATTCTGTTTTTTAAATGTTTATTAATAATTAATTGTTGTATTCTTCAATACGTTGTTTAACAAGCTGCAGGTCATTAGGGATAAAACTATCCTCAAACATACCCATAGGTGATTTACATGTGTTCTCTCCTGAGTTTTGTGTTTCAAAACCATATTCAAGTTCACCATCATCATTTTTATTTACTTTACCAAATAAAACTATAGAGAATAGACCTTCCAAAGTTAGAGTATTGTCAATCATTTTACCAATAGTCTTAGCTTTAATTTTTCTATTCCCGTTTATATCAGTTGAATCTTCTGAATGAGTCAAAAAGATTACAGTTAAATCATCTCTCAAATCTTTAGGAAGTTTTGCAACCATGGCTAAGTTGGCTGCTATTTGAGTGAACTTATCATAACCTTTCTCATTGGCTCTATCAAAATATTCAAAAGAACTCATATACTGCCAGTCATCTACTACAATTGTTTTGATGTCTGTCATTTTATCATTAACATGTTTCATTGCTTTAATAATACCAGGAGCACTTGCTGCTGATGTTAAATTACCTTTAGGGTTATCTTTGCTAATCTGAGTATACTTACTCTTGTAGCCCTTAAACGGTAAAGGTTTGTTTGCAATATTTATAATGAAAGTCTCTTTAGGATCTAATGTCCTGATTGAGGTAGACTTTCCTGTACCTGAATCTGCAATTACTAATACGCTTTGTGCCATGTTTATTTAATTAATTTATTGATTACTTTGGTTAATGTTATTAATGTTTGATTAATGTCTTCTAATTTATTTACTAATGCAGAAGATGGTGTCTCATCAGGATTAGGTAAGCTAAATAAATCTGCAACTTTACCCGCATCATTAAACTTTTGAACTGGTAATTCTTTAGATGTTACATCTTTAATAACTTTTAACTCACTTACCGGAATTAAATGTCTCTGGAATCCTGAGTTGCTAGTAATTAACTCATACTCTGATTTCCAATGAGGGTTGTGTTTATGTAGATATAATGTTCTTTTAGGGTCTTCAGTATCATAATCAATACTTACAAACTCTGTGTATATATCTTTTTCTTTCTCCATTTCACTAGGAAAGAAGCTAACGTGTAATTCATCCTTGCCAGATGGTCTGTAAGCCATCTTAGGAATATATAATGCATTAATTTTTCCTTCTGTTTGAAAGTAATCTTCATGCTCTTCTCTTAATTTTGAAACTTTAGCTTTACGCTCTGCTGGTGTTAATCCCATAACTTCTTTATTTAATTTTTTAGTATTTATCATCTCCTTTCTTGTTGTCCAGGTGTAGCCATCTCTTCAATTTGCATTTGTTCAAACTTTGCTTTGAAGAAACTCATTCTTGCATCACCATTTCTAGCTTTCAGGAAATGCAGAACTAATGTTCTATCATTTTCTATTATATATCTATCAGGTCCATAGAACCTTATCTTTTGTTTAGCTGGTCTGTTGATACCTATTAACATATCTGCATGCTGAAGCATTGCATCTGAGCCAAATATATCTGACTCAAGTATATAGTTACCATATTTACCATCTATAGCCCTATCCGGGTTGTCTATATTCCTATTAAGTTGTGACAAAGCAATAAACAAACAAGGATAATCTCTTTTACACTGTGTAAAGAACTCACCTAATTCAAATAACATATCTAATGTGTTATTCTGGTATGGTGCTCTCTTTACTAACATAGTATGGTCAAGAGTTATCATTGTGTTTACTCCTTTATGTAAATTCATATAGGCATCTATCTGTTCACGCATCTGATTAACAGTCATAGGTGTACTAATTATGTCAACCGGGTGCTTTACTCTTTCTTTAGCATATTGATGACATGTGTTTAATGTATCAGTACTTAATGTTGATCCTGCACTACACAGTTCTTTATAAGTCTTACCTGTAATAGAACTAAATTCTCTAATTGCTGAGGTTCTACCCACCATCTCAAATTGAAATTCTAATACTCTAAAGTTATCATTAGGATTTAATGCAAATGATTCTCTGATAATTTGATCTTTAATTAATGTTTTACCTGAACCAGGTCTACCACCAATTACAGTCAATGTATTCCACTCTATTCCGTCTGTAGCAGCATCATTAAACTTGGGCCAAGGTGTATATATAGATTTCTCTTCTCCAGTTGATCTCTTAAACATATATTTAAGAGCTTCATTAAAGGCGGCATACTGCCCAACCCATGCTTCTGATGTTTTTTTCATACTACGTTTTCTTTAAAGTGATCATCCTCTGTACTGACACCTTCTAGTATCATATCACAGTAGTCTGCTAATGTTGAGTGTTTAACTCTATGCTTATCTTGTTTACATACAAAGTACTGGCTAGTCTGCATATACATGTATTGTGCATCTCTGTACTCATTTACATACATTTTTGTAGCCTTCATTATATCTTCCCATGTATAGTCATAAGTTTCAAAGAACCATCTAAATGCTTCTCCTAATGCTTTGACATTATTTCTTGCTGGCTTACCGCTTGGTAATTTCTTAGCAGGAAATACTTCTCTATAGTTATTTATCTTATCTACAAAGTTTTTACCCATAAGTTGTATATCAGTCTTCTTCTTTGCTTTAATAAAATAATTATCTAGTTTCACCATAAACAATTTTGCTTGTGGTGTTAGTTTATATACTCCATCTTCTAAGTTTAAATAACCTAGGTTTAACAATTGCTCTTTGTCTTCTTGTTTAGCTAGAGGCAAGGAAATTTTTTGCTTCATGCCAAATAGGATCAAGCTCTGGTTTGGAGTTAGGTTTGCTTTCAGTATCTTCTGAAGTAATTCCCACATATCTTTCTAAATGTTTTAAAGTGTTGTTATGTGCATCCAATACTGTTTGATCATTGCTGAAAAAGCCATTCTCAATCATTTTACATGAGTTGATTATGGTAGCATGGTTGCGTTTAATATATTTACCTATACTGGTTTTACTATGTCCTTCCTTATGTGCTAAGTAAGACATAACCTGTACATACACAAGATAATCTCTAAATCTAGTCCTATGTTGTAGATTTTTAATTCTACTAAACTTAGGATGATGTTCATGTAATGCATCTAATGAAGCTTCATGAAAAACACCAATAGGAATTTTCCCCTTTTGTTGTTCTGGAGCATAAATGTACAGTTTTATACCATATGAAGTATAAAATGTTTTTTTGAATTCACTTATAGCTTTTTTCTTGTTAAGTTCCTGGTTATTAGCCATTTATATTATAATTTAAGGTTATCAAAGGTAATAAAATCTACCAATCTATGCAAGTTTTCCCAAGCTTTTCTAATTCTAAGTTAGCTTTGTTGAAAACGTCATTACAGTCCCATTCACCACCTCTATATGCAGCTGATGCAGGGTGTGAACATTTCAAAATTTTACAGTTAGGAAGAAGTGTTTGCCACTCTTCAGCTTTCTTACCCATAAGTATAAAGATTGTATCTTTCTTATGTCTATTAAGATTATCAAATAGATATTGTGTGAAAGGTTTCCATATGTGATAATGTGAACCTATCTTATTAATTTCTACAGTAAATGCTGTATTAAGTAACAGCACGCCCTGGTTAGCCCAACGTCTTAGATCACATTCTTCTGGTGTATACATAACTCTACCTGTGTCAGTGTAATCACCAATAGTTTGCTTTAGTATATATTGTAAAGACTTTTCTGCTTTACCTTTTTTACTACAGCTAAATGCTAATCCATCAGCTGACCCTAATTGAGGATAAGGATCTTGGCCTACTATGACAACTTTAACATCATCATAAGGGCATTCATAAAATGCATTAAATGTATCTTTAAACTTAGGTGTAAATCTTCTACCTCTGTTTACATTTTGTACTAGTGTATTCATGATATGATCAAAATCTATCCCATTTATATAAGGTGATAACATTTTATCCCATCCACTGTCAACTAGCTTATTATTTAGTGACTCACGTAAATTAGTAATGTCTATTTCTATATTTTCCATTATATTTTGTATCTTTGTTTAATAAAACTTTTAATTATGTCTGATAAAAAACTTCAAACTTATGTTACTTATGATTTTTCTAAGAACATAACAGGTATCTCTTGTTCTACCGCATACATTGCAGGAATCCAAAACATTTTAACTGATTGGGTTACTGAAGATGATAAAATTGAGACTATTGGTGCTACGTTTGAGAAATTTGCTAAAATATCTCAGATAGATCAAAAAATTGCTGAGGCAGAGTTAGAAACTCAAGAAGAAAAAGCTGCATTAGCTAAAACTTTAGATCCTCCTGTTCTAGATAAATTTGAAGGTGATTTATATGTACTGTGGTCTTTACTACAACAAATGAAGCTTAGAGCTACTGAACAAGGTTTAGATATTATTACTGAAAGTACAGCAACAGTTGATGAAATAAGAGACCTAGGCACAATGATGGCTGAAGGTAAAAACATTACTGATAAGCTTGCTCAAGTGCAATCTAAAATGCAGATAGTTAAATAATGGTTGTTATTTGGCCATCATAATTATCTAAGTTGCATGCCACTAAAATCTCCTATTTCAATACAAGCTTGAATAGCAAGATTTAGTTCTTCTTTATCACACTTACCAAAGGATTTACAGTGCTCTACATTGTTTTTGACAAAACACAAGCCTGCTTTACGCTTAACTTGTAATTTTGCTTCTTCAAATGTATAACCTATTTCATTAGCTATCTCTCTAATCATAGCATGTACCCTTGCTAACTGTGGGTTACTGCCTTTACCATCTTGTACACCTATAAATAACTCTACACGTGCACCTTCAGGCATATCTTTAAGAAACTTATTATACTTAGTTTCAAAGGCTTTTATAGGGAAGTGTAATTTACCTTCCTTTATTGTGGCTTGTATAAATAACTGGTCTTTCATATTATACTACTAACTAAAGTAATTATAAATACTATAAAGCCTATACAAATTATTACAAAGCAACCTTTATATATTTTTTCCATTTTTTC